TAGGTTCTAAAGAAGAAAGAATACAGGCAGCTCTTGAGCCTAGATATGAAAACTTAGAAGTATGGCATTATAAAGGTGGTTATACACCTATGCTAGAAGAAGAGTTATTAACAGCTAACCCTAGACATGATGACTTAAAAGACTGTTTAGCATCAGCAGTCTCTATGGAGATTAAAAGACCAAGATCTCCTAGAGAGAATAATAACGAAGATAATATTTTACAAATTAAAGCGCATCCGCGTTTCGGTGGGATTGTTTATTAATGTCTGCATCAGATACATTTGACTTAAATGGTATTATTCAACCTGAATCATTAGCTAGTGAAATATCTAAAGTTTATGATGAATGGAAATCTCGTAGAGCTACTTGGGAGAATGGAATAAAAGAGGTAAGAGATTACCTTTATGCTGTAGACACAACTACTACAGCTAATGTTGCTAATCCTTTTAGTAACAGGACTATAGTACCTAAACTTACACAGATAGCTCAAAACTTACATGCTAACTATTATGAACATATGTTCTCTAATCCTGATTATATTAATTGGGAAGCACATGATAGAGAGAGTGGTTTAGCAGATAAGANAAAGGTTATTGAGTCTTATATAAGAACTAANGCAAGGACTCAAAACCTTACTTCTGTTTTCTCAGAGTTACTTTGGGATTGGATAATCTATGGTAATTGTTTTGCTGAGTTAACTTATGTTAATGAAGCTAAAGAAGACCCTGAGACAGGTTTTATTATACCTGGATATGTAGGACCTAAACTTATTAGGTTATCTCCTCATGACTTAGTGTTTAATCCTACTTCATCTTCTTTTGAAAAGTCTCCTACTATAGTAAGGACCTTATACTCTATTGGAGATATTATTAAACTAATAGATGAAAGACCTGAACTAGGTTGGACACAAGAGATTTATGATGATATTAAAAGAAGAAGGTATCTTATAAATCTTAATGCAAAAAGGATTTCTAGATCTGAAACTGATAAGCAGCAAGGACTAAGTGCTGATGGTTTTGGAGATGTTATCTCTTATTATAATTCTGATCTTGTAGAAGTACTAGAGTATACAGGTGATTATTATGATAAAGAGAATGATACACTATACAAGAATCATAGAATTACTGTAGTGGATAGAGCTAGGGTCATACGTAAAGAGCCTATAAAATCATGGTCAGGGACTTCTTATTTATATCATGATGGTTGGGCACATAGACCAGATAATCTTTATGGAATGGGACCACTAGAATCTCTGGTAGGGATGCAATATAAAGTAAATAAACTAGAGAATCTAAGGGCAGATATATTTGACCAGATAGCTCATCCGACTACAGTCGAAATAGGAGAAGTAGAGTTCTTCGGAATAAGAGGAGCTCCTGGTGGTAGGTATGTTGTAGAAGAGAATGGTGGTGTTAATTATCTCTCTCCTGATACTACTGCATTACAAGCTGATCTCCAAATACAGCAAACAATGAATGATATGGAGTTGTTAGCTGGTTCTCCTAAAGAAGCTATGGGTTTTAGAACTCCCGGAGAAAAGACTAAGTTTGAAGTACAGCTTCTTGATAATGCTGCTAATAGGTTATTTAGATACAAGGTAACTCAGTTTGAGACTAACATCGTAGAGCCTGTACTAAATGATATGTTAGAGATGGCTAAGCGTAATCTTGATGGTTCTGATATTATAAGGACTATTGATAATACTTTTGGCATTGAACAGTTCTTAGAGATAACTAAAGAAGACCTAGTAGCTAATGGTAAGTTATACGCTAGAGGTTCTCAGCATTTCATAGCAACTGCTAATATGATACAGAATTTACAAAGCGTCTTTAACTCTCCTATTGCTGAGTTTATTGCTCCTCATGTTTCTAAGATTAAGCTTGCTAAGGCAGTAGAAGACCTATTAGGTGTTGAACAGTTTTCTCTTATACAAGAGAATATTGGTGTTATGGAAGACGTAGATACTCAAAGAATAGCTCAGACTGGACAACAGATGCTAGAAGAAGAATCAGTAACTGATCATAGAGAGGATGTACCTACTAATGCAAATGTACAAGATTTGCAAGCATAAGATACTAGATAGATTATCTGACCAAGATAAGAAGGCTGCAATAGCCTCTATAAATGCCTCTGAGACGCTCTGTAAGCTCCTCTCAGAGCTTTTACAAGAAAGGATAGATCATTATGACTCTTCCTTAGAAAGTCTCATAGAGAGCCCTACAGAGCTTGCTGGAGCTATTAAATGTAGGGCTCAACTAAGAAGGTTGACCAAACTTTTCACTAAAACCACAATAGAGTAATAAGACATCATGACCAATGATACAAATCAAATGACAGAACTTTTTAATAAAGTTAATTCTACTAATGACCAATCAGTAGAAAAGAATACCTTAAACGATAATGGAGAGACCATCTACATTGGAGAAGGTAAAAAGTATAATTCAATAGATGAAGCTGATAAAGCATTTGGCCATCTTAATTCTCATCTTGAGAAGGTTGAGCAAGAGAATGCTCAATTAAGAGAGATAGCTAATAAAGCTAAGACTGTTGATGAAGTACTTGAAGCAATGAAGCATCAAAATACTAATAATAGTAACACTGAGGTTCTAGATGATAATCAGATGACCACTGATGATAATCGCCAAAGTTTTGATAAAGATGCCATTGTAAATGAAGCTGTTGAACGTATGAACAAGATGAAACAGCAAGAGATTGAGTTAGCTAATTCACAGAAAGTTGTTGATGATCTTACTAAACAGTATGGATCAAGAGCAGCTGATGTGTATAAGACTAAGGCAGAAGAGTTAGGTATTGATCTTGATTCTCTTGCTAGAAAATCTCCTAAGGCAGTATTAGAGTATTTTAAACAACCTACTAATACTGTTAATGCTTCTTCTGTTAATACTGGTAGTATTAATACTGCTTCTTTTAACAATAATGCCCCTGAATATGGAACATTTGAGTATTGGAATGACATGCAAAAACAAGGAAAGATAACAAGAGATGAGAAGTTTAAAAGACAACATGAATCTCTTGAGGCCATGGGGCCTGATGCATTCTATGGGCATAAATAATCATTATTAATTATAATATATACAGGATTAAATAACTAATGTCCGCTAACTATACCGGAAACACTGGTTCTTTAATTAGGTCAGAACTTTGGCAACGCCAACTAGAAGAAATTCTGGATGAACGTCTGTTAGGAACTCCTTTTGTACGTCAAATTGATTTCCCTGATGGATCTGCATTCACTATGCCTTCTATGGGTACTGCTGTAACTCGTGTTCTGCCTGAAGGAACTGAAGTAACTTTTGATGCTTTCGACACCGGCGAAAAGCAAATGACTCTGCAAGATCCAGTCGTCTCAGCGACTTCTGTTTTCTGAAGTATTTATGGAAGATTCACTGTGGACTTCTGCCTTCATGGCTGAGATTCCAGTACGTCATTCTGTAGCTATCATGGAACAGTTTGAGACTGAAGTATTGGCTATGGCTAATGATCAGTCAGCTGGAACTGGTAATGCTAACAATATCAATGGTATTGCTCATCGACGTATCGCTACTGGTGGCAACGAAGTAATGGACCCATCTGATTTTGCTTATGCACGCTATGCTCTGAATAAAGCAAAAGTACCTCAATCAGGTCTTATTGCTATCGTTGATCCTTCTGTGGCTTATGCTCTTGAGACTTCTTCTCAATTGGTGAATGTCTCTAATAACCCACGCTGGGAAGGTGTTATCTCTACAGGTATTGAAAAGAATATGCGTTTTGTTAAAAATGTATATGGCTTTGATGTATTTGAGAGTAATCTTCTTGCTGATGCTAATGAAACAATTGGTACTAGTACTACTGCTGCAGGTAAAGCTAATATCTTTATGGCTGCTGGTGCTGGTGAAATGTTGTTACCATTTGCTGTAGCATGGAGACGTCGTCCTCGTTTGGATCGTCAATTTAACTATTTGACTCGTGAAGAAGAAATTCTGACTACTGCTCGTTGGGGCAAGATGTTATCTCGTGAAGATAACTTGGTAGTTATTCTTTCTGACACAGATCAAGTATAATAGGAGGGTGACATAAAATGACTCGTGTTGCTATTAATGGCCATGCTTATACGCATTTTGGCCCTCGTCAAGTAGAAGATAAAGTCCCTAGTACTTTTGAGCAGAAACAAGGTCAAAAGGTTTATACTTTAACTTTTAATTATGATGATCTCCCCACAACTAGTTCTGACGATGAACTTGTATTGAACATCCCTGCTAATGCATATATTGAAGAAGCTACGCTTCGTACTCTTACTGCATTTGCTGGTGGTACTTCATACACTGTAGGTCTGTCTCAGACAGATGGTACTGTAATTGATGCTGATGGTATCTTTACTGCTGCTAGTCTGCCTTTGGCTGCTATTAATGCTGCTGGTAAAACTGTAAAAGGTTCAGGAGCTTTGGTAGACGCTACAGCTGGTATTGGTGCTAATGCTGGACAGATTACTGTCAATGCATCTGGTACTTTTACTGCTGGCCGTGCACAGATTGATGTTGTTTATCGTACTCTAGATGATAGGGTAAGTGATCGGTAATATCTAAATAATAAGGCCTTCTTCTTAGAGGGCCTTTATTCTTTAAAGGTTTATTATGACAAGTATACAACATTCTCTATTACCAGATTCTGAACTACATGGTATAAGAGGAGCAACTGCAGCAGTTTCAGGTACAGTGCCTATTGCTGATGGTATTGGTGATTATTCTTGGTCATCTTTTTCTGATTCTATTGGTTTTGTTTCAATGGTAAATAANTCAACGGCTACTACAAATGGTGGAGTAGGTGTTTGGGGTAAGATTGCTGGAACAACAGTTCTTTCTTCTAATAGTAAAAGATTCACAATGACTGCTACTAATGAATTAAGATATGATGGTAGTGATACTATAGATGTTAGTATATTAGTCTCTCTAACAGCAGCTCGTTCTAGTGGTACTGGTGGTGAAGACACTGAATACACTATTTATAAAGACTCTGGTTCTGGGTTTACAATACTAGATTCTAATGTTATTTCTTATGTAGAGATAGATAGTAAAGCTAGGGGTGTTACTATTATTGCTAGAGATATAGCTAATACTAATGATAAGTATTCAGTATATGCTAGAAACAATACTGGTGGGACTACACAAATTTTAGTGCCTTCAATGCAGTTTGATATACAAGGCAAGGTTGTCTATACATGAAAATGACATTACTAGAAATGGTACAGAATATACTATCTAGTTTAGATAGTGATAATGTAAATAGTATATCAGATACTGTAGAATCTGCTCAAGTTGCTGAAATATTAAAGCAAGAATACTTTGCTCTTATTAGTAGACGTAATTGGGCATTCATGTATACAATGCAACAACTTGAACAAGTTGGTGATGTTAGTAAACCTACTAAGCTTAAGATACCTAGTGACCTTCAAAGAGTAGAAAATCTTAGATATAGATATACACAACCAGACAGTTCTACAGATTGGGTAGATATAAAATACTTACATCCTGAAGACTTCTTGGTTAAAGTACAAAGAAAACAAGACTCTGCTACATCTACATCAACAACTAATGATAGTGGAGTAGAGTTAATAGTTAGAACTGATAGAAGACCTACATATTGGACATCTTTTGATGATGTTTATGTTTATATGGATTCTTATGATAGTTCTGATTCAACAACACTCTTATCAAGTAATACTTCTATAAGAGGTGTTAAAATACCTACATGGACTGTTTCTGATACATTTATACCTGATCTACCACCAGAGGTATTTCAGTTATTACTTAATGAAGCTAAGTCAGTAGCTTTTCTTGAATTAAAACAACAAGCTCATGTTAAGGCTGAACAAGANTCAAGACGTCAGTACATTAAGATGAGAGAACAAGAACCTACAGTTAAACCTGAGAGGCAATTTGTAGACTATGGAAAAAAGAGTGGTAGGCGTTACACCTGGGGGCAAGGAGTTGCGACTAGTTCGGGAATCAGGTTCTACCCTTCTTAAGGTAGACTTTTGTCCAAGGAGGAGAGTTACCACCTGAACTTGATACTAGTTTCACTGATATGTCTTCTCTACAGAGGTATGTAGATAGATATCTTGATAGACTTAAGATTAGAGAAGAGAATCGTAGAGTATATAATAGAAATTTAAGATTAAAGAGATNTAGANAAAAATCAATAGCTAAGAAATTTGCTAATGCATTAGAAGAAATATATGCCTAATTTATCAAACGTTAAAAACT